GAGTTTATTAGACTATGTCCATGGGAAGCTCGTTATGTTAGCGCAGTAGCAAACGCTACTAAACATGGTGCAGTCGAGATTGGTAGGTATTTTGGTGGCAGTACACTCGTTCTAGCACAATCTGTACCAGAACATGTCATTGTTCATAGCTTCGATATTGAACCGCAAGATGATGAAACACTCGCTGGATTCATTGACAAATACGGCTATCAAAATGTCAATCTCTATCTACATGATTCAACTGATTCAGGCCCGAGTCGCTTTATAGATTATGATTTATTGTTTATTGACGGTGATCATACGTATGATGGTGTGTACAAAGATCTCGAAGCTTGGTATGATAACTTGATGATTGGTGGTCATGTGTTATTTCATGACTGCTATGTTGGTTACTACATACAAGAGGCAATCATGGACTTTACACTTGGCAAAAACGTACAGTTCTTACAGACACCTTTTAAGAGTATGCAATATTGGTCATATGAAAGTGGCAGCATTTGTCACTTCAGAAAGTTAGGAGACTAAATGTCCGACATCTCTATTGAAAATTTGATTCTAAGCAATCTACTATATGATGAGAACTACATTCGTAGTGTATTACCATTCCTCAAAGAAGAATACTTTGTCAATCACGAACAACGCATCACATTCAACCTCGTAGACAAGTATTTTACAAAGTATAACGCATGTCCATCTCGTGAAGCACTGAAGATCGAGGTAGACGAATTATCTCTTAATACAGATACTCATGCGGCCTGTGTTCAATTCATCTCCTCGCTTAATAAGGTAGACACAGACGAAGAGTGGTTGTTAACTCAAACAGAAAAGTATTGTCAAGATAAGGCAATCTATAATGCCATCATGGAATCGATTCAAGTAATTGATGGCAAGACAGACAAAGATAAAGGTGCATTGCCTGAAATCTTGTCTGAAGCACTCGCTGTTTCGTTCGACACAAATATTGGTCATGATTTTCTCGAAGACTTCGAGAATCGATATGACTTCTATCACAAGGTAGTTGAACGTCAGCCATTCGATCTCGATTATTTCAATCGTATCACTCGTGGTGGTATTCCTCGCAAAACACTCAACGTCATCCTCGCTGGTACTGGTGTAGGTAAGACATTGATGATGTGTCACTTTGCGGCTGCTAATCTGATGCAAGGTAAGAACGTATTGTATGTCACCTTAGAAATGGCAGAAGAACGTATTGCCGAACGTATCGATGCAAATCTAATGGGTGTACCACTCAATGATTTGGCAACGTATCCAAGAGAAACATACGAAACAAAACTCAATCGTGTAAAAGGTAAGACAGCAGGCAAACTGATCATCAAAGAATATCCTACTGCATCAGTTGGTAGTGGTCATCTACGACATCTTCTCAATGAATTAAAGTTGAAGAAGAACTTTATGCCTGACATCATCTACATTGATTATCTCAATCTATGTGTATCATCACGCATCAAAATGGGTGCCAATGTCAACACATATTCCTACGTCAAAGCAATTGCCGAAGAGCTAAGGGGACTTGCAGTTGAATTCAATCTACCGATCTTTACAGCAACGCAGACGAACAGAACAGGGTTTACGTCGTCAGACGTCGGCCTCGAGGACACTAGCGAGTCCTTTGGATTGCCCGCTACTGCGGATTTTATGTTTGCCGCCATATCTAACGAAGAGCTTGAGAGCCTCGGTCAACTCCTCATTAAACAACTCAAAAACAGATACAACGACCCAGGTCTGTATCGTAGATTCGTCGTCGGAATCGACAGATCAAGAATGAAGTTGTATGATGTAGAACAGAATGCACAACAAAATATTGGACCTGACATTGCAGACAAGCCAGTCATGGACAATACAGAGTTTGGTGAAGGCCTCAAACGAGAACGTGTAGATAAGTCTATATTCGATAGCTGGAAATAATATGTTCAATATGTTTATACACCCGCCTAAGACGGGAGGCATGACAGTCTGGAAAAGTCTGGTTGGTGATACTCAGATCACTCGAGAGAATTGTTTCAAGTCAGGTGATTGGAACCATTATCATCTACAATATCCTACACCTCGAGATTTTGAGAAGCTGAAGGAATCTGATGGGCGATGTGTTATCAGTCTACGAGATCCTGTTGAACAATGGATCTCTGCCTATAATTTTCAACGATATAACATGGTAGTGTTAGAAGAAGATGGTGCAGAAGCTGTTGTTCGTTATGGTATGATGGATCCAAAACTTGCAGAGATGAGTATCACTGGATTAAGAAAACACTTTGAACAGAGATTCGATGGTTTCGATCCACGTAAAAATCAATTGAAAGAATTGTTGCTAGACGAGAATATTGATTTCTATAATCCGAAAGATCGTTACGCACAGTTAATTGTAAAATTGATGGAAGATTATTGGGGTGATATCTACATTATCGAACAAGAAACTCTTGAACTTGATATCGAAACCAAACTCAATATCAAATTTATGGGATCAGAGAACATGATCAACTACGGAGAAAAGATAGAAATTGTCGATGAAGTTGATGAGGAAATGATGGAGATGTTTAGCGATCAACTCGAAAACGATTATGATGCCTACTACAACTTACTAGCAGAAGAGAAATGAAAAGAGTAAAATTCAAACATTGGAAAGAAGATAAAGAACTCGTTGAAGTTGGCGAAATGCCATCAAAGTTGAATAACCCGCAATCTGAAAAGATTGTGTTACAGACGCCACGCGGCGAGTTTATTGATATTCGTAAAGATACAGTGTTGGAGATTGAAGATGTCAATTGAATATAAATTTAATGAGTTTGAGTTGATTAGTCAGTTAGAAGATTATGTGAACTCAACCTACGATCAACATTATGCGAAAGGTAAGTTTCAAGCCACAGAGTTTATCATTGACGGTGGTCATGGCGAGGGATTCTGCCTCGGCAACATCCTCAAATACACTCAACGATACGGTAATAAAGGTGGCAAGAATCGTAAGGATCTGATGAAGGTCCTACACTATGCTCTCATTGCGCTGCATGTACATGATATGGAGCATCAGGAACCTACAGATTGGCGTGATATATCCCAATGATCTAAAAATGTAAATATTTACCTAAAATAGTCTAAGAAAATCTCTTTAAAAATCATAGACTTGCATCACGCCAGAAACTCCAATCAAATCAATAACTTAGAAGTGTACATATCCTGTCCATGCTGTATAATGGTACCTGTAAATTAGTAAAGGATATGAAACATGGTTGATTTTGATCGAGTTGAACGAAAGCTGACTGGCTGGACTGAGTCTGAGTGGGAAGGCTGCAGAGAAAACTACGCTGAGTACAAAGGTTCACTCGGCCCTGAAGCTACTAAAACTTTTCGTGAGTTTGCTTTCGGTATCGCTGCTCAAAACGTTCTTTTCGAAATGATTTCAAATGGTGAGGTGTCTCTCAATGGCTAAACAACTTTACATTTCAGAGTTTTTCGGTGACGTCTACAGTGGTGGCAACACCATTCCTTGGGACGCAGCTGCTCGCTACTTTCGTAACGCTCACTTCGGTAGCTTCTACGCTGACGGTGAAGGGCTACTCGAAAACCTGATTGGTTTCGAAAAGTTCTACGATGCGCGCCTCAACGAGGTCGAGTTTGAAGACGACTTCTTCGACGAGTGGAAGTGGGAAATCTGTGCCTTCAACGTTCTTTGCGAAGGTTTTGGTAAGTTGTTTGCACCTGCTACGGAGGCAGCATAAATATGGAAACGGTACAAGAGTTTTTAGCTCGCGGTGGTAAAATTGACGTCTTACCTCCTGGTAAAGAGTCTAAAGCTTTAAAAGAGAAACAAGGTTCACGACATACCGTGTTTCAAATGGGCCGTAAAAAGGTTACGTTGGGAGATCAACAATGAAACAGTTAGCATTTATTTTGATGTTATTGCCAATGGTTGGATGTACTACTTATGCCAACTCTACGTATAAAGATAACTCGACAGCCGATCAGCGTGCTATCGAGGCAACTGGAGCGGCAGCCGTAGAAGCTGCTAAATCAAATACTGACAAGAATGCAGACATCGATATCAAGGGTTTGCAAGTCAGTTCGAATACGCAACATCGTCAAGTT